TTTCTCTTGCTTGCCTTGTGTGTGTGGTTGGGGTATGGCTTGCCCTTTGTCCCCTTGTTATTTGGTTTTAGTAGGGGGTATACGAAGGATCTATTACTAAAGAAATTGTAGCTACATTCAAAAAATTAACTTAATTTTGTAGCTACAAAAAAAATATATGGCAAAAAGCAAACCAATTGGAGTTAGATTTGACTTATATAAGTTGGATATGATTCAAAAAGAGCAGAATTTGACATCTGTTCAACAAGTAGTGAATTATCTTATGGACAATTATGGTTCAAAAGAAGTTAAAAGAGGAGCGCCTTTCAAGAATATGCCTCCTTACGACATAGATAGCTCAATAACGGCAGATTATCCAAAAGTGGTAGTAATACCTCATGAAAACATGAAAACGCCGCCAAAGGGTTTAAAAGGGCTAGATTTGCTTATATGGAAGTCTGAGAATTGGAAATAATTCGTATCTTAGCTAAAATTTTATATTATGGCTGAAGAAAAATTCTCATACTTTGTATCTTACCTTAAAGATTCATTTGACCAGGCTGTTGTTTGGCACCACCAAACTGAAACATATGCTGTTCACAAAGCATTAAATAAATTCTATGATGGCATCCTTGGTTTGACAGATGGATTAGTAGAAAGCGTAAGTGGTATTTACGATAGACCTATGCATTACCAAATTGATAGTCCAACAGATTATAAAAGCTCTGAACAAGTAGTTAAATATTTTAAATCTTTATACAAGACAATTCAAGAAGAGAGAAAAGAGATTTATCAAGAATCTTGGGTTCAAAATCAAGTAGATGAAATTGCTACATTAATAGCTGAAACATTGTATTTATTAAGTTTAAAATAATATGAAAAAAACATTAACAATTTTATTGGTATTTGTGGTGGTGGTTTTTATTGCATACACAGTTAACGAAAGTAATAAATCAAGAGTTGCTTACGAGAAAGCTTTGGTAGTAGTTGAAGGTAAGTTTGCTTTTTGTGGAGCATCTGGGGCAATCCCAACAGGTGACACAATCACTGTGGAGGGCAAACAATTCTTGGAAGGAGTAGCGGCTTGTCCTGTATTGGATGGCCCGTCTATTGCAAATAACATATTGGTACCTAATCCGTCAATCACCCCGGATAGTACAGACAAAACTGTGTGGTCTTATTTTTGGTATTATGATTCAGTTCCTCAAGCACCCACTTGGGAAAAACTACCTACGATTAATCGCACATTCACAATTGCAAATACGCCAGATAGTAGCATGAGCAATATGTGGTGTATGCCTTGTAAAATATTACCAAAGAAGGTTAATGGCGTAACTATAGCTAATTGCTATGGTCCACTTAATGAATTAGCATTCCCAATGCGTAGAGCTATAAGAGCAGTGCCAGGTGAAACTGCAGTAACACAAGCTCCTATTGGTGCAACATTTTCAGTAGGAACAATAATACCAAAGAAATGAAAAAATTAAAAATGATGAAACGAGCCGATGGATCAACTTCTCCTCGTGGGTTATGGGACAACATTCGTGCTAACAAAGGAAGTGGCAAAAAACCAACTGCCGAAATGTTAAAGCAAGAAAATAAAATTAAATCAGAAGAAAAAAAATAGTTTATGTCTGGAGCTTGGCAACGTAAAGAAGGTAAAAATCCTAAAGGCGGTTTAAACGCTAAAGGCAGAGCATCTTATAATTCTGAAACTGGTGGCAATCTAAAAGCTCCGGTTAAGTCTGGCGTTAATCCTCGCAGAGTTTCTTTTGCAGCTAGATTTGCTGGGATGCTTGGAGCAATGAAAAAACCAAATGGCGAACCAACAAGGAAAGCATTAGCATTAAAAGCTTGGGGTTTTGGTAGCGTTGAAGCTGCTCGCAAGTTTGCCAATACTCATAAAAAATCTTAATCTTCTGGTTCTAAATCCATCCAATCGGTACAATTGCCATCACATTCGGGAGCATTTGGGCAAACTATGTAATCATGATTAGCACCTTTTAATGCATTAAATAATGTTTCTACCTTGTAATCTCCAACCGTAATTGTTTTATTACAATGTAAACAATGTTTTTTGTCACCTAATTTTGGAACATTTGCAAATGGGTAATTTTCTTTTAAAAAAACCTCTTTGTTTTCAATTTCTTTTAATTTCATTTGTTAATTTTTAATTTCTTTTTGTTGATCTAAAATTGCTCTACCCTTATCTGATAATGGTCTAGCGTATATTCTTAATTTCTTTTGTGTAGTTGGGCATACAAAAGTTAATCCTGCATCTAGATAAGCTTTGATTACTAATTCTAAAACTCCATCAGCATCTTCGCTTGCACCAATTACATGAGGTTCATCATAATCAAATTGCATACAAAAATCACATCCATCTAACGGTTGTGCGTCTTTTGGAAGATTTAACTGTTTTTCTTTTTTAGCTTTTGCCATTTTATTTTTCATTTATTTCGTTTACGTCTACAATTTTAACTGTTTCGCCATAGATATATGCATCTAAAACATCTTCAATTATTTCTCTTTGTTCTGGTGTAAGTAATGCAACTTTTTCAAGTATAGCTGGAACTGCAAATACATCACTTTTAATTTCATCTCTTACGCCATTTCTAATTATATCTGGAAGAAATGGGTGTGTTATAATATCACTAAAAATCCAGTTAATTTTATCATTATATTTTTTAAATAATCTTGAACCTTGTGAATTTGGAAATTGTCTTTCAAAATCTTCAAATTGTTCTTGAGCCATTTTTAAATTTTGAATAGCACTTATAATGTTTGCTCCAGAGCTTAGATTCATTTATTAAAACTTTTATGTGTTTCTTCAATAACATTTAAATACTCTCTTGCTCTTTCTACTTTTTGCTCAATGCGTAAAATATCATCTTCGTTTCTACTAACGTTAAACATAAGTATTCTTTCTTCAATAGCTATGTCATCAAATTTCATGTTCAATTCTAATTTCATGGCTTCTCTTACAAACTCTGGGCTTTCTTCTGATATTACATCTAATCTTTTAAGTAAATAATACTTCTCTTGTTGAATAATATTATCTGGCGTATTTACAAGGCAATAAGCAATAGTAGCGTTAGTTTTACCCGTAAGCCACATGTATGACATCATCTGCCAATAGTATAAATTATCAAGCTTGTCTGGGATATTACCTAAAAATGTCCAAAGGTCATAACTAGATTTAATATCAATAATTCCATCATCAATAATATCTGGTAATCCAGTTATATGTTTATTTGAAAATCTTTCCGTATTTTTAGTAAAAGGTTTCTTTAAATACATAGACAATAAATCAATTGAGTCTTGTTCTACCTCAATACCTTTTTTCATTTGCTTTGTTTGAATATCTCTTCTCCTATTATACTTTTCAGAAATATATACATCTAGCAAATGTTTTTGTGCAGTCTTAGAAAGTAATCTAGCTTCCTTGTCCGCTTTAGCAATAGGTTCTGTCATTAAATACCCAACAGAGCTTGATCTAATTAATGTTTCATTCCAATTCATAGTTATAAAGATTTAAGTTTTGCATTATATACTTCCATTAAGTCCGGATTATTTTTAGCCATTAATTCCCAAGCTTTTAATTCATCTCTTGTTTTGCATAAATTAATAAACTCTGCTGTTTTTTCTGCTAAAGTTTTTTTAGATTGAGTAGGAATAATTTCATCTGGAACTTCTTGGTAAAATTCATTTAAATCTTTTAATCTTGTTACATTTTGTTTATGATATTCTTCTACTAAATCTCTTGCAACGTCTAATGCCTTAGTGGCTGATTCACCCTGGTTAAGGGCAAATTCAACGCCAATTTTTTCAGAAGAATAATTACCTAAGTTAAATGTTCTAGTGTAGTTAATGGTTTGTATGTGCATAATAATGGTTTATTTAATTCTAGTTACAGTGGTTGTGTTGTCAGTAGCTTTAATCTTGAATAGCTTGTCTTTGTGTGCTTCTTTTTTCTTTAAATTAGATACCATAACCATTACTGATGTGTACGGGTTATCTAACCTAAGGTGTTCTCCTAATGTTAAGTCGGCTACCTTGCTTGAAACCGAATCGGGGGAAATACTTCTTGCCATGTTGTGTGTTTTAACACAAAATTAATTTAATTAATTTAATTAAAAAAATAAATTTAATTAAATATTTGTATATTTGTGATGCATAAGACATAGTTAAAGGTTTAACGGTTATCGCCCTTACGTTTTTACGTTGAGGGCCTTTTTTTGTTACCAAATTGGTTACAAAAGTTCTCTAATAGTAAACTTTATTAATCACAAAAGTTACCCAATAAGGCAACTTTGAGCCGAATATGATTGAGAATCGGCTCATGTTTGAGCGATAAATTTCTTTTTTACCAAGTTTAGCTTTGCTCTATATTCTAAGATTAAGCCTTTTAGCTCATCTTTTGTAGGTTTTGCTGTTTGCCTAGCTGTTTCTCTTAAATAATCAACTACAGCATTATTTTCTTCGTGTAATTTGTATTCAAATTCTTCTATATTACCAGTTTTAAAGTAATTGCATTCCATACATTGTGGTCTGCAATTTTGCTCCATCCATCTAGTACTTAAATTAGATCTACCCATAAAATGGCCGCATTGTATTTCTGCAATTGTATGTTTTTTACCACAAGTGTAACATTCAACGATACCAGTTTTATCTGCATATCTATTTCTAATGTATTGGCTAAACACATGATCAAGGTCTTGAACAAGATTTTGAAAACTTTCTGTATCGTCTTCAAATTCTTCTAATCTTTTTTGCGTAGAATGTACGGTAGCGCATTGTTTACACATCTTCTTTGAAAACCAGTAATCAATATTACCACAATTAACACAACGCTTTTTCTTTGTTATTATTGTACTATTATACGCCATGATTTTTTGTTTTATTTCTTTCTTGATTTTTAATTACTGGCTTATTTAATTTTTCTTTACCCTTATTTGTCAAATAAAGCATTTGCAAATCAAAATAAAAATCTTCTTTATCATCTTTAGTTAAATCAGGATGATTTTTAATTCTATGCATTATTTCATGTTCTGTTATCCATCTTTCCATTTGTGTAGTTTATTATTTATAAATCTAAATTTTCCAATATATTTACCTTCCTTCCAAACTTCAATAACTAAATCTAATCTTTTAGCCATCTCGTATATTAGTTCTTTATTTTCCATTTGCAAAGCTAATTAATTAAATTAAATAAATAAAATATAATTTTAAAAAAATAAATTTTGTAATTAAAAATATTAGTTATTACTTTGTGCCTCAATCAAATTATTTATGGAAAAACCAAATGTCAAAGATGAGATACTTCTTTATCTTGAACAAGAAGAAAGGCCATTAGCTTGGCTTTCAAGAAAAACAGAAATACCATACCCTACACTTTATTCTATTTTTATTCAGAGGATAATGAATCTTTCTGATACAAATTTAGCGAAGATAAACAAAGCAATGGATACTGATTTTATTAATGATTAATTTAAGAAAATGGCTAAGAGATTTACTGATACTGAAAAGTGGAAAAAACCTTTCATAAGGGGCTTACAAGGGGCTTATAAGCTCCTTTGGCTATATATTTGTGATGATTGCGACCACGCAGGTATATGGCAAGTTGATATTGACGTAGCACAGATAAGAATAGGAGAAAAAATTGATTTGAAAGAGGCTATTAAAAGTTTTGATGAAAAGATTATAATTTTTGATAAAGGTAATAAGTGGTTTATACCTTCTTTTATTGAATTTCAGTACCCTTCTGGTTTAAATCCAGACAATAGAGCGCATAATAGTATAATCATATTGCTTGAAAAAAATAATTTGCTAGATAAGCAAAATAAGCCCCTTACAAGGCCCTTACAAGGGCGTAAGGATATGGATATGGTTAAGGATATGGATATGGATATGGTTAAAGGGACAAAAAAAATTAAAATTTCATTTGTTGGAGAAGAAATTATAGAATATTGGGATTTATGGAAAGATTACAAAAGCAAACAATTTAAATTTAATTATAAAACAGTTCAAAGTGAACAAGCTGCATTTGATGATTTAGTTAGGTTATCTGGTAAAAATTGCGAAAATGCTATTGAAATTATAAAACAATCTATGGCAAATGGATGGAAAGGGCTATTTGAGCTTAAAATAAGCCAAAATAAGCCATCTTCTCGAAGAATTGATAATAAGTATCAGAACGAATTAGAAACCGCTAGAAACGCCTTTAAACCAATTTCTGAATAATGATAACAATTTTTAAAAACATCTTTTCTAAAGAACCAAATTACATTTCTGTTGAAGCCGCTTTAAAAAGAATACAAGAAGGTAAAAGTAAATCAACTGTATCTGAAATTAGAGCGACCATTGATAAAGAAAAAGCAAATAAGATAAAACTTAACCTTCCTTCAGTTTGTTTTAGTGGTAAATTTGGAGCAGATAGGACTGATGCGCAGCTTATTACACATAGTGGTTACATAGTTTTAGACTTTGACAATGTATTTGAGCTTAGAGATAAGCAAAACGAGATAATCTCACATCCTTTTGTTTACGCTTGTTGGATTAGTCCTTCTGGTAATGGGTTAAAAGCTTTGGTAAAAGTAGCAAATGGTTTAAAACATAGAGAACATTTCCAGGCTTTACAAGAAGTATTTCCAGAGATTGACCGAAGCGGAATTAACCAAAGCAGAGTTTGTTACGAGAGTTACGACCCCGAAATTTATATAAACGAAAAGGCTGAGGTTTTTAAGAAGATTAAAAAAACCGAAAAGGTTGTTATTTACGAGAAAAATGATGATGACCAAAAGATATTTAAGAATGTTTTGACTTGGTTATCTAATAAAAACGAAGCTTTTGTTACTGGCGAAAGAAATAATTTTATATTCAAGTTAGCCTCCGCTTGTTGTCGTTTTGGTATTAATGAAACCGCAGCAAATTCTATGATTCATATGGAATTTATTACCAATTCAGAGTTTACAAAAAGCGAAGCGGATAGAGCAATACGTTCTGCATATAAAGCAAATTCAAAGAACTTTGGAAGTGCATCATTTGATAAAGAAATATTAGTTGATAAAGTTTCTAGGAAGGAAATTGAAGTTGAGAAAGCAGTATTTGATGAAGGGTTAAAACTTAAAGATGTTATTTATGGTATTGATGTTAAAGAACAAGCTTTAAGAATTTATGATGAAGGTTATGCTAAAGTAGATGGTATAGGTGTACCCGATTTGGATGATAAGTTCAAACCAAAGAGAGGAGAAATTACAGTTTTAACTGGTATTGGTAACTATGGTAAATCTTCATTTAAAAAATGGTATCAAGCAATGCGTATTATGTTGTACGGAGAAAAGTTTGCAACATTTTCACCAGAAGATAATCCACCAGAAGAATATTACCATGACTTTGTTGAGATTATTTTAGGATGTGATTGTAGTCCCGCAAATCCACATAGACCATCTAAGCAAGTTTATGAATATGTCTACGATTTAGTGTGCAAGCATATATTTTATGTTTATCCTAAAGATGTATCGCCTACTCCACAATATGTGATGGAAGTATTTTTAGAATTGATAGTGAAAGAAAATGTAGATGGCGTAGATATTGACCCATTCAACCAATTGACAAATGAGTATCAAAAGTTTTCTAGGAGTGATAAGTATCTTGAATGGGTATTATCTGTATTCTCTAGATTTGCACAAATAAATAATATATTCTTTTGGATTATAGCTCACCCTGTGAAAATGGTAAAAGCTTCTGATGGCAACTATCCTTGTCCCGATGTATTTGACTTAACTGATGGTGCAATGTGGAACAATAAGTTAGATAACATTCTTGTTTACCATAGA